GAAACCAGCATTTTGCAATATAGATAAATCAGTTCTACCACCAGCAGAAGTTTTACGTTGTTTAGAAGCTGGGTCAGGATAAACAAATATTTGTGCTTTAGAACCATATCTATCTCTTATTTCTTGGCACATTTCATCAGTATTACTTGAATAAATTACTATCTCATCTACTACATAAATCTTATCTTTTTCTATTTGTGCAACACAAGCTGACATTGGATCAACATTGAAGTCCATGCCTAAATGAAAAGGTTTAGTCCAATCTATTTTCTTTTCTATTACTGAATCAACAGGGTGAAAATTGTAATATACAGCACCAGCATAATTTTCAAATGTTCCCTCAAACTCTTGTCTAAAAGTTCTTATATCTATGTCTTGTTTAGCTTGTTCTATTTCTTCTTTAGAAACCATACCACCTTGAACAGTAGTATATTGAAAGCTTTGCCATTGATCGTCTTGCTTACCTTTTAAATACATCTCATAAGACCAATTACCATAACCTTTAGGTGTTCCACACATCATTACATCTCCAAGTGTATCTGCAACAGAAGCACGTAATACTTCAAACCAAGTTCTTTTGTCTATATCTGCAAACTCATCAAGTATTAAAAAATTAAGTCCTGTTCCTCTTAGTGAGTCGTAATTCTCTGCACCTTTTAGTGATATTGTACTATGTGATTTTCTAATTTTTATTGTAAGTGTAGTTTCGTTTATGTCCTCAATCCAATTAAACTGATTAAGCATTTCTTTCAGATTAGACCAACATATCTCTTTAGCCATCTTAAAAGTTGGTGCTACATACCATATTTGCTGATTAGGTCTTGATGCGTATTTCATCATCTCAGTAATACATAAATAAGTCTTACCGAATCTTCTACCTGATATTAATACTCTAAATCTTTTGTTTGACGAACTGACCTCGTATTGTGGCTTAGTCAATTTAATTTTCATATTAGGTCGTTGATACTTCCTCACATTTAAATTGAATCATAATCTTTCCAGCATTTACTTCAATTTTTCCTAACTCTTGGTTTATCGTAAGTGCATTCAAATATCCAGCAGTAGAACAATCATAGAAGCTATCATAATAGTTAAAATTAGGTTGAGGGTCAGAACATTGTTGATAAATCGCAGAACAGATTTGTATTACTAACATATATTTCATAACCAATTTATTATTCCCCAAATGCCAAAAATTAAATACATAGTTTCCATGTACAATCGTGGCATTGATTTAGACCTATAAGAGTCGTAAATCCATATTGCACAGGACATCACCGATAAACACCAACCTAAAGATTGAAGATAATTTATTTTAAATGTTGTTAATATTATTACACTACAAAGTGCTAAAAGGAAACCACACCATCTCAGCTTTCGTATTGCACGATTCAATCTGACCATAATGTGTCCTCATAATTAATTACTTAAAGAAATGATTTTGACAATCTTCTTTGCACCCATATATATTTCTGTTTCTGCTTTTACTCGCTGACAACTAAATCTAACATTATTAGGATTTACTTCCCTTTCAGCTAAACGCTTTGATTTTAAACATAAATCCATTCGTTCTTTGTAAGTCATTTCTACAATATCACCTTTTAAAAATAATAATAATGCGACTACTGACTCTATCATTGTACACTTCCATTCTCTCTAACTTTATCTTTTAATTTTTCTATATCACTTAATGCTTTGTCTAACATTTTTTCAATATGTTGCAACATTACTTGATTATGTATGTTTTTATCTAATAATTCTTGATGTTTGCCTGTTTGTTTAAATAATTCTTCAAGCAAGATAAATTGTTCCTTATCTACTGTTGTCTGTTCAGATGCTTTTAATAAATCTGCGTTCATTAATTCTCTTGATGTTTCTAATGAAGTAAGTCTTGCTGTAATTTCTGTATAGGCAAATATTCCCATAGCTACACCTATTATAATACCAATCATATTTTTTATTGGCATTGCTACTGATGTGTTTTCACTTACTTTCATAATCTTTTGTAATCCATTCTATAATCTTCTTTAGAATCTTTTTAAACTTCTTCATAATCTAAATCCTTTTTTCCAAGTCAAGTTAGCCCAATAAACAGGTTGTAACGTAAGCTGTTTTCCTGATCTTTTTGCTTTAGCCAAAATGGGTCTAAAACGTGAGAAAAAACTTTTACGTCTAGCTGGGTCGTTTCTGCCTATGGTCATTCCTTTCTGACCAAAGTTCACCTTTTGGACTCTACCTGTTTTTGTATTCCTAACAAATACTTTAAACTTCTTTACATCACCTCTTTGTACTTTGTTAAGCTTTACTGTTCTTCCTCTATACTTTGCCATAAATTCTTAATAACACAAAAACTTTTAGTATTAAACTTTATAAATTGTATATTTAAGAGTTAGTTCCTCGCCTTGATTTACGTCTTTTATAGTATGTAAAAATGACTTATTTCCAACTGTTATTCTTACACAATTAGGGTTGTCTTTGTGATTGATAAATCCACCTAAAGGAGTTCTAATAATCTCATCATTAATTAAGATATGAGTTATGCCTAATTGAGTGCCATCTTTTATATCTTGTGTAGCAAATAATCCTAGACCATTGATACTACTTGGTTTGATTGTAAGCGACTCAGGTAAAGGTTTGTAAGTCATTGAGGTTCTTCGCCACCACAAATATACCCTATAACCTGTTTGCCCTTATAGGTGTGATAAACGTGATTAGAAAATAAATATCTTTTCTTTTGTTCGTGGACTCTTACGTTATGATGAAACCAGCTAGAGCAAGACTCATGTATTTCAAATGAGTCTAATTTTATGTCTCCAAATGTGGTTAGATAAAGCAGAGTAATGATAATAGGTTTCATCTTACAAAATGTCTAGGTCTCCATTTATTACAAACATAGACATCTTTTACACCAAAACTTTTATAAATATTGCAGAACGATCTTTTATTGCTGTATTGCCCACAGTTACCACAGCTTCCTTTACCTTGTGATTGTCTAAAATCTTGTGGCAATCTAAAATCTATCATCTCACCATTAGGATAAAAATTACTTCTCTTTTGAGTCATCTTGTTTTGCCTTGTAAAATAGTTCTAAAAATTTTCTATAAGCTAAACCTGATTTGTACTCATCTTCTTGCTCAGATTGTTTTTTTAAATCTTTGAGCATCTTATCAAACTCTAAAGCTTCTTTATCTGATACTGTCATCTGCCTTGTCCTTTATATTTCTTCCAACTTTTTCTTTTGTGTTTGTTCATAGTGCTTGTTATTGGTCGTCTGCCTAAACTTGTTCCTTTGTGTGTTCTTTCATATACAACTGTCTGACCAAAGACATTACCTTTTCTTTTAGCCATCTACTTTTTCTGCTTCTATGATAAGTGGTAAAGGTTCTGTTACGTTTGTTTGTTGTACTTTATCAGACATACCTAAATAGTTTTTACTTAAAAATATCTGCATCATAGTATTGTCTTTCTTTACAGCTTTATCGTACATTTTTTTTCTCAAACTTGCTTTTCCACGTTCTTTGTATTGGTCAATAATTTCGGCAAAATTTCTTTTTAATGTTCTTGCTGATACGTTCATTACAGAAGCAATCTCATAAGTCGGACAACCAATAGAAGCTAGGTTTTTCAATATTTCTACATCAACTTTTGCTTTCGGTCTGCCCACTTTTGATTGTGTTTTAATTGTGTCTTTTGCCTTAATTTTGTCAGGTTTCATATTCCTATATTTCTATCTTATTCATAGAAACAATACAACCAATAGGGAAACAATTACGATCAGAGAATACTGCCTCATTTTCGTCATAACTTGCAAAAGTCCATAAATATTTTTTATCTTTTTTGAAAACATAACCTTGTGATACCATTTTAGCTGGTCGCATATTTAAAAAATCTTTGCTATCTGCGTGACCAGCATCACCTAAAATATCTAACCATTTAATTGAGTAAAAATAATATTTCTTCTTATCAATTATAATGTGCCTAAATTTTGCCTTTTTTCGTTTTTTCATTAGTGCTTCTTATGGTTCTGACTTTCAAGGAGAAGTTTGATTTGTAATTTTAATCGTTGGTTCTCCAATGATAACCTTATAATCCTTTTTCTGACATATTTAAAGATTCTTAATATCGCCCTCATAATTCATCTTTTAAAGGCATATCTTCCTTAAATTTATGCTTCCACTTAATTTTTCCCTTTATTTTGACTTTTGCATATTCTCCAAATTCATCTCCTAGATAAGTTATCCCATTGCTTGACCTACTAATTAGTTTATGTTTATTAGTATTGTTATTCAGTACTTGTTGCGATATGTGGTCTGTATGTGGTTGTTCCTTATCCACATATTGAAATTTATCATAATTTACAATGCTTATTAGGGTTACTTTTCGGTTCTTGTGGTTGCTAGTGGGCTGTAACTGAGCCGTCCTAGTTGTTATCATCTTCCTACGCACCATACGTAGTATAAAAGTTCTCATTTCACTATAAGTCATTTTAAATCTTTTAGCTGTAACTCTCAATGGCATTATCATTTCACCTCTACGTACAAATATTGGTGTATCCATAAATCTAAGAGTCTTATCTTGGTGTGAAGCTGAACTAATCATATAAATCCATAATGAAGCTTGTAATATATTTGCAAATACAGGGTGTCTAAATATATCTCTATAAACTACAAAATATCCTGATTTTCTCGGCATCTCTCTATCTCCCTATTCACCTTTTCTAATATCTCTTGTTCTGTTCCATATCTCTCAACAAAAGCTTTTTTCCCTAAGTGTACAGATACCTTGCCATACCTATGATGAAATCCACACAAGGGTATGGTCGCAAAATGACTTGGACGCAATCCTAGACCCGTCTGTGTGCGAATATGATGTACTTCTGCGTTAGTTTCTCTACCATCTTGAAAACAAGCATAACAAGGCATTTCACCAATAGTTTTTAATCTTTGTCGTTCTAATTTATTTGGTTTTTTTTTCATAACAAAAGACCTTGTGTTGATGGAGTAAAATTAACTTTATAATCTTTATTTTGACCTTTTGGATATGGTAATCTATCTAACAAAAGATCATTTAACCTTTGCTTTTTATCTTTTTTACTTCCTAAAAAATAAATATATCTATGTTTTCCAAGTTGTTTCGTAACTTTTATATTATATTTTTTTAAAACCTCTTGTCTTGAAATACCTTTTTGATAACCACTTAAAGTTCTTTCAGACAAATCTTTTCCACCCATTATAAACTTTGTTCTTGGTTTGCTCAAACCAGTATAGATAAAGTTTGTAGCTTGATAAACATATCCGTTATGATGATAATTAGAATCAGCATAAGAAACTATAATTAATGGTTTTGGTAAAAGTTTAAAAGAATTAGATACAAGAAAACTAGCTTCATTTTTTTTATTATCTAATAATACTAATCTATTAAGTTCTGTTACCTCACTTTTATATTTTTCTCCACAAATACATATACATAAGTCTTTTGAAACTGGTTTCCCATAAGTAATAACACCTTTTAAAGTATCTTTACAATATAAACCAAAAGCATACATTATCATTGGGACTCTTTTTGCATAGTGCATATCTTTTAACCAAGTTAGAGTTTCATCTCTTTTTATTGATTTAACAGAATAGCCAATCATTTAAACCCTTTTCCATACTACACAATCTCTACCATATTTACTTAAAACTCTTTTGTTTGAGTCTATTATTTTTCCCTCCACTTGAAGTTCTCGTATTCTCGCACACACAGAACTTAATGGTATTTGCATTTTATCTGCGATTTGATGGTTCGCAAGTGGATTATCAAGCAATAAGTCATAAACTTGTTCTTTAAGTGTCAGCTTATCTTTTTTCTTATAATAAGCATTTTTGCTTGTTTCGCTATTTCGTTGGTAAGCTTCGTAGTCTAGTTTTAGTTGCATCATTTCTCCTTTTATTAAGGTGGTGGGTCAGAGTTTTTTTTACGTAAACCTTAGGGAGGTAATCCAACCCACCGAGAGAAAATGATTGTCTTACGATTCGTTATAACATACCAAAGGAAAAAAACAAAAATTTTCTCTTTTTTAACCTGATTCGATTTGTAAGTGATTTGCTTTTAAATTGCAATATTTAAAATATAGGTTGTGAATTATGTTAAAAAATAGCTATTTTATTGGGTTTTTTAGGGCTTTACAATACAATCTAAATTTCGTACAAATTTCGTATGTTTAAAAAAAAAAGGAGAGAGCATAATGATAGTATCAATCATAAAAGGCAAAGCTAAAGATTGGCAAGAACAATTTAAAAAAGAATTTGGGGGATTACCCTCAGATGCTACATTAGATGATGTAGTTAAACACAAAGCTTCTATATTGGGCAACCATGTAGATAGCTTTATTAAGGAAAAAGCAAATGAACAAAAAAACAGTTCAAGCTTCAAAACTAGAGTCAATAGTGAAAGCGATCAAGCTTCATCAGAAAAAGAAAAAGGAGATGAGTAGTGGTCAGATACAGGTTTATATGAACCAGCTATTGAAACAAAGTTTAAGAAGTATGAGAGCAACATAAACTAACTAGGGAGATAAAATGAGAAAAATGATGATTGTTATAGTAGCTTCTTTGACCCTATTGCAAGGGTGTGCAACATACAAACCTGTAATAGATACAAATGGTCGGTCAGGAACTTTCAATGAAGATAAAGCAAGAATGATAACTGATGATTTACAACATTGTAAAACATTAGCAAAAGACAATACCAACACTTTAGTTGAGTCAGGTAAAGCAGTTTATAATGTTTGGTGGAGAGCAAGTACATTATGGTTAGCTGATAAGCTTGAATACAACTATCCTAAAATTTATAGAAACTGTATGAACAATAGGGGGCATAGTGTCGTTAATTAAACTTAATACTTTAACAAAAGATCAATTAAAAAAAGTAAAAATTAGCCAAATTGATTTATCAGGAAGATTAAAGAGAATTTTAATTAATGGTCATAAAGATTTTTTAAATGATAAAGAATATGATCTTCCCCCTTTTAAAGATTTAGGACAATTATTAGAAGTAGTAAATAAAACAAATGACAATGTTTTTTTAAGAATACCTCATTTTGGTAAAAAATCTTTAAAAGAAATGCACGTTTTATTACATTACTGTTTTCCTGATGATTTTAGAGGAGGTGGAAATTTTAAAGCAATTTACACTTTTAAAGAATAAATTAAAAAAGAGAAAATATGATTGATGAATTAGATAATGCAATATTTGAAGCAATGAAAGAAAAAGGTTTAATACCTGATAAACCTGTTGGAATTGCTCGTTCTAGTGACGCATTAAAACTTATAAAATGTAATAATGTTCCTAGAAAAAGGTTAAAAAGAGGTAAATTAAAAACTATCAATAAAAGATAAGGAGAGAAAATATGTACACAGATAGCCAAGTAAGAAACCTAAGCAATATACAACAAAAACTTCGTGGCAATTTATCAAGCTGGAATGGTGCAAGTAGATCAGAAAATAAAAAGAAGTTTTGGGAATATCTAGGAATAAGAATGAAACAAAGAAGATTAGAACTTGGATATACACAAACACGAATTGCTAGAATATGTGATTGCACATTTCAGCAAGTACAAAAAAGAGAAAAAGGGACTAATAAAATACCTTTAGACGATCTTTTAATATTGTGTGAAGCCACACATACAGATTGGGATTATTTTTTTAGACCTTTAAGAAAACTAAACAAAAAACTATATAGCAATGGGAGAGATGATGAGTAATACAACAAATAAATTTGGTAATAAAATAGAATATAATCCTAAAGCAAAAGGTATGAGATATAAAGTTGATGGGCAAGGTAAAAAAAGTGTAACAACTGCCATTGATTCTTATATCAAATTAGATTTAACTCGTTGGGTAAAAAGATTAAGAGATGATGCAATGAAAGAAGTAATGTTAGAAAAAAAAGTGCCTTTAGATAAAATAAATAATTTTATTGATAAAGTAGCAGAAAAAGCACAAAAAGAGGAAGATTGGGCAAAAACCATTGGAACTCAACTACACGAATGGATTGATTACTATTTAAAAGGTGAGAAACCATCAATACCATCAACTCAACCACTAAAAAGAATGGCAACAGATTTTATAAAATTTTGGAAAGAACAAAAATTTAAAGTTATTGAAAGTGAAATGCCTTTATATAGTCCAAGATTTGATTTATGTGGAACAAATGATGTTATTGTTACTAAAGATGATTGGAATGGTGAACTAGGTGTGTTGGATTGGAAAACAAGTAAAGATTATAATTTTAATCATATTTTACAAATAGAAGCTTACAGAAGATTTATAGAAGAAACCACAGAATTTAAAGTGCCTAGACTTGCAATAGTAAATATTCCTAAAGAGGTAGGGAAAAAAATTACTATGTATGAAGTGCCAAAAGACAGAACAAAACAACAGGTGTACTTTAAATCTTTCAGGGCTATGAGATATTTAGCAAATGTTGAAAGTAAATTTAGAAAAGACATAAGTAAATGGAAAAAGGAGAATAAAACAAATGTATAAAAATAAATATAATACTAATGACTTTGAAACACATAAGTTAGAAGTAACTTTAATTCATAAAGGTGGTGGTTGGGATTATAAAAGTATGCCTAAAGTTCAAATGAAAGATACGACTACAAATAAAAAATATAGTCCTTATCAATTTCAACAATGGCTAGAAACACCTCACATTATGGCAATGATAAGAAAAGGTGCAAATCTTAAAATAGCAACACAAGACTTTGAAGATAATCCAAATAAATATGATGATGGTAAAAGAAGAAGAATTATATTTTATTTTAGTGCTTTAAAGAATCAACCACCTAAAACGCAAAGTGTAGATGGTATGAAACCAATAGGTCAAGCTATGCCACAATATACACCTCAACAAATGACAGAAGCCCAACCATCTGCACCTGAAAACGCACAACCAATTACTATGGAAGATCACAAAGCAATGAGTGAACTTGATGATGAAATACCATTTTAATTTATGGATAGAGAGCATAGAGGAGATTTAGACTTGGAAGTAAAAATAAAAGATTTAGAGTTAGAGTGCGAAATGTATAAAAAAAACAATAAAATGTTCAAGGAACATATATCTCGTATAGAAGCTATAAACGAATCACACAAAAAGATAAATGGTCAGCTAAGAACAAGAATATCAAGACTAGAAACAGAAGTGAAAGAGTTAAGACAAAAAGTAGAAGATGATAAGGAACTAATACAAAGTTTATATGACTATCCGTAAAATAAAAGAGAGATTAGAGTTTTGGTATTTGTATTATAGGCAAGAGACCATTTGGTTTGTAATTGGATTTATAACAGGAGCAATAATATGGTAGAAACATTTGAACATTTGAATAGTAAGCAAGTATATTTAGAGTTAGAAAAAGCAAGTAGAGATTGGAAAGATTGGCAAGGTAAAGCCATAGTATTAGATGAGGGAAAAAAAGCTGTATTCTCTAAATGTTTTCTAAAACATAAACTTGAATCAAAAACAGTAATAGAAGCAGAACATAAAGCTAGAACAGATAAAGAATACACAGATATTGTCAAACATTATGCAGATGCTGAAAGTAATCTCATAAAAGCAAAACTGCATTATAACAACCTTGATAGATATGCTAGTCTCAAACAAAGTGAGTTAAAAAGAGATTTAACATTGATGAATAAACAAGAGGGATAAATGACAAAACTATACTTAGATAACAATGGTCATTATCAAAGAGAAAAAGAGAGAATAAATTGGAAGTCTATTATTGCAAAGACTTTTGTTTATTTGACTTTTTTAAGTTTGCTAGTGTTCTATGTATATCTTTTGCTTAGTGCTTAGTATATTCTAAACCTGTAAGATCAGTATGTTCTGTGATCTCA